CATTCTCTGGCCCATTCTCTGCTATCCCTATCTTTGCAATTAGAAGACTGTTAGGTTCATCTTTTGCTGATAAGATTCCTGGTGAGGGTAAGGCTTGGTTTGACAGGTACTCATTAGGTGCTTACTCAGAATACTCAGATTGGGTAGAGGCAATTGTTCTTACTAGCGTAAAGCGAGTATGGAGCACTATGAATCGTAATGAGCAGAACAAGCAAGTTGCATCTGCAATGATGGCTGCAGCCGTATATGAGGCTGCTGCTGGTCGTGGCTACGATGATGCTGATACTTGGGAAGAGATGCAGAAGAAGAAGACTACTCTTCTAACTACTGCCGCAAACATTATGACTATCCGTAATATGCTAGGTATGTTTGCTCCTGCGGGTATCCAGTCGTTTGAAGTCAAAGATGTTCCTAATTACATCCTAGAAACTGACACTACTAGAATGAGTAGTGAGTTCTACAAGGTTGTTGAAGGCAGAATAGCAGCAGGTTCGCTTGACCCATGGGGTGAAGGTATTGCCCTTTGGACTAAGAGTAACCCTGGCCGTCTAGCCTATACTATTCCAAGGACTGAAAACCAAGGACTAGTTAAAGTAGAAAAGACCAAAGAGGCTGCTAACTGGGTACGTGAGAACAAAGGCTTTATGGGCAAGTACTCACAGACTGGTGCTTTGTTTGCTCCACAAATTGGTGAGTTCGACATCAATGCGTACAACTACTTAAAGTTGCAAGGCTTTACTGGTACGCGTGAGATGGATGATTTCCTAATCAATTTGTATACTGAATCTGTATTAAAGACAGATAAAGAAAACAAGAAGTACTGGGCTAACATGATTGCTAGCACAACCGACCCACAGGTAAAAACTTACTATCGTCAACAGGCAGAAGAAGAAAGCAGAATACTAAAGAATAATAATCCTCTATTAGTACAGCGTCTTGCTTCTGCTCGTTACTCTACCTATGAACAACAGAATGCCATGGAAGAGTTGCGCAATATGATTGCAGTTGGCGATGCTCCAGATGCTGGTCGTGCTGCTATTCTACAGCAAATGATTGATGTTGTAGATAGTGCAATGTATTCCATTGACCCAATGAACGGTGGAGATTTATTATCCTCTGAACGAGTGGCTAATATACGCCAGGATGCAATACTACAGTTAGAACGTATTGCTGGTGGTGACCCTAATTTATTATTAGCAATTAGTAGTGTATTCGAACCAATATTAGAAAAGGCAAGAAATGTCATCAACCGATAACGTTGGCGTAGGCAACATTGAAGAAACGCCAGTTAACGAACTCAGAGGTTTTGAACTTCGTCGTGAAAAAGCACGTATTGAAAAAGAACTTTCTAGAATAAGAGTTGAAGAAAAGCGAAGCCGTGCTAATAAATATACTACTACTGGTACCGCTACATTTCCAGCCGAAGCAGATACTAAAAAACCTTTTGGTGATTTAGAAAACATTGCAAAGAAAAAGCGTGAACTAGAGCGACGACTACAGCAGATTGAAAGTAAGTTAAGACTAGAACCGCCTATCACCAATGCAAGCGCAACGGGTAACATTGAAGATACTATTGTACCAGATTATGGTACAGAGTATACTCTTCTTCCAGACGGACAGGTAGAAAGATTCCTTCCAGTTAATTTGGACCCAGCCTATAAGCAGGGCCTTACTGACCAGCGAGCAAGGCAAACAGGATATCTACTTGGGAGCCCTACTCAGGGTGTAACAGCAGATGTTAGGTTCATTACTCAAAGTGGTGAAGAGCAAGTTGGTGCCTTTAAAGACGCAAAAGATATTGGTAACATTACTGGTATTCTTAAAGGTGACCAAGAGTTCAGGGATTCTATTTATGCTAACTACTTAAATAGGCCAGAAGATGTAACTGAACTAAAAAAGAAACTAGTTAAAATTGTTCCTAGTATAATGTCTGGTGAGCCAATTGATGGCGAAGTAACACCAACATTTCTACAAGCAATGGCCGCAGTTGCTAATGATATTAGCCAAAGAAATTATTATCGTCAGCAAGAAAAGCAAAACCTTTTTACCCTAGACCAGGGAATAGAATATCTGTTACAGCGTGGTTCCTTACAGGGCCCACAGGTAAGAACAGAAAAGTCTTTCTACTCCATATCCGATGGAGAAGCAAAGGCTGTGTTGGATGCCTTCTATGAAGATGCATTAGGACGCAGAGCAACCAAAGAAGAGGCAGATAAGTTTGCCTCTGTCGTAAGAAAGCGAGCGGGACGAAAGCCTCAAGTAGGACAAACTACAACCTCAGCCGATGGACTATCTTCTGAAACACGTATTACAGAACCTGGTTTTGGTCAAGCAGAAGCCGAGTTAACCGCCCGCAGACAAGCGGAAGCAGGTCCCGAGTTTGAGAGTTATCGCTTGGCTACTTCTTACTACACTGCTTTACTCCGAGCAATTGGAAGCCCCGTTCCAATTAATCAACCTGGAGAGTAGTGAGATAGAAGTGGCTGAAAAGAAATATCGACTCGGTTCTGTCGAAGGCAGAATCGAATATGCAATGGATTTCTTTACGGGCAGAGGTTTCACTCAAGAAGCCGCTGCTGGTATTGTAGGAAATCTACTAGCCGAGTCTGGCATAAACCCTAAAAGCAAACAGTATGGTGGTGGCCCTGGGCGTGGTATCGCACAGTGGACTGTTGACCAAAGATGGCAAACCTTTTTAAAGTTTGCTAAGAATCGTAAGTTAGACCCAGAGTCTTTGGATGCACAACTGCGATTTATTATCCACGAAATGCCTAGTCAAATGGGCGAGGATGCTAACTCTATAAAAACTATGACTGACCAGAATCAGGCAGCCAAATTATTTATGGATAAGTATGAGCGTCCTGGCACACTTAACTGGGACAAACGACTTGCTGAAACTGATAGAGCAATGCGTATGGGTACTGGCCAAAGTACGGTACAAAACAACCGTGGCCCAATAACTAGGGCTGAGGATAGTACTGTAAAACTAAGTGCCAAAGGAAACATAGCACAAGAGGCAATTGACTTTTTTAAAAGCCTATTACCTCAAGTACCAAACCCTAAAGATACCAACGTAGAGGATGCTAAGAAATATTTTAATTCTTTACTAGCAGACAAACAAGATAAAATTCAAGAGGAAGATTTCTCTCTCTTAAAAGACACCCCCAAACTATTGATGTGAACGGATAGGCATGGCACCAACTACACAAGAAGAAGAACTCTTAGCAGGTATTCAGTTACTTGGGTACGCTAAGGGTCTGATTGATTCTGACCCTAGCCTATCAGAATTATACCGTCTTGCTGTTAAGAACAAGTGGACGGCAGAAAGATTTACTGCCTCACTTCCTGGTACTGAGTGGTATAAGAAGTACAATACAGCACAGCGTTACGCACAGGTTCTAAAGAATCAAGACCCTGCTACATATCAAGAGGTTATTGATTCTTGGAAAGAATGGATTAAAGACCAAGCGGTTGCTATGGGTGCTACCATAGATGAGCAACAACTTAACTCCTTTGCTCAGAAGATTACCGATGGTGGACTAACTGCTAACCAAGCAACAAAGGTATTTGCATCTACGTTTATTAACTATAATGATGCTGACCTAGTTGGCCGTGCTGGTCAGATACAAGATAGTCTTAATAGATATAATCAACAGTATGGAAACATACTTGGACAGGGTCAAATTAGTAATTTTGTTCGTCAATCTATGACTGGTGAAGTAAATGATTCTGATATTCTAGATAAGATTCGCAGAACTGCAGCATCAACCTATTCAAATTTCTCTGATAGAATCATGAACGGAGAAACCGTAGAAGATATTGCTAGTCCTTATTTAGAACTAGTATCTACTTTATTAGAAACACCAAACGTAACAATAAAAGATAGTTTAGTAATGGATGCCTTGACTGGCAAAAACGATAAAGGCGGAATGAAGTATTCATCTTTGACTGACTTTAAACGTGCTATTAAATCAGACCCACGTTGGCAACAAACGGATAATGCTCGCAGTGAATACTTTGATATTGGACAACGCATACTTAAAGACTTTGGATTCTTAGGATAATAATGACAATTGACCGAAGCATGATGGTAATGGATAGTGGTGCTTTTATTAATGAAGCAAATCTTTCCGAAATCCCAGAAACCCCAACTATAACTAAAGATGAAGCCTTAGCCAAAGTAAAAAAAGTTCGTGATAGATTAAAGGCAGCAGGTAAAAATCCTCAAGAGATTCAAAGCAATCCTGGATATATTAAAGCCCGAGAAGCACTTGATGCAGCAGTTGCCAAACAAAATGCTGACCGTGCTACTGCCGATGCTAATATAAAACCTGGTGCTGGTGGGGATACTAGGCCAAAATGGATTGCACCTGATGGTACTATTTTTTATGATGAAACATCTTATCTTACATATTTAGATACCTTAGGTAAAATTACCGAATCTGAAACTGCCACAAAACTTAAAGATGCTGAAAAGGCTACAATAAAAAGAAATGCTAGAGAATTTCTTATTGCCTCTTTAAAACCATATTTTAATTTTGAAGGCGATGCTGCTTTTCTAGACCAGTTAAGTGGTATCATTGATGACTACATTAAGCAAGATTATGATGCTGATACTATTTCAGTATTACTACCACAAACCGAACCGTACAAACAAAGGTTTAAAGGTAACGCCGCTAGAGCCGCAGCAGGTTTATCTCAATTAAGTCCAGCCGAATATCTTCAAGCCGAAGAAACTTATAATGAAATATTAAAACGATACGACTTAGCAGACTTAGCAACAAGAGAAACCTTTTCATCTTTAATTGGTGGACAAGTATCTGCTGCTGAACTTACTGACCGTGTAGTAAATGTCTACGACCGTATTCGTAATGCAGATGAAGGATTAAAATCTGAACTGGCTAGAGTTAAAGAATTAACTGCTGGTGGAGTATCAGAAAAAGATTTTGCTAAGGCATTACTGACTGGCCAAACTGGTGCTGCAGAATTAAAGCGTAAGATTACCACTGCTGAGATTAGCACAGAAGCACGTCAACGTAATCTACTAACTACCAGTGCGACTGAGTTAGAAAAACTTGGAGTAAGTCGTGAACAGGCTCGTACTGGATTTGAGCAAATCCGTTTAACACAACCAGTACTTGGAAAACTATCTGAGATATACGACAAGCAAACAATTAACGCAGAAGATATGCAGAAAGAATTGGAACGAGAACAGTTCCAAGGAATGCAGTCTGAGCGTAGACGTAGATTAGCCGAGCAAGAGACGACTGCCTTTATGGGGCAGTCTGGAACTGCAAGCGGCATTAGCCTTGGCCGTAAACGCAAAGGCATGATATAGAATCTAGGTGAATCGGTCGGCCTCACCTATGTACAAGTCCGATAGTGGCATCCGATGTAATTACCCCGATTACATTGTGCGCTGCGAATAACAACAACGAAAGGGAGATAGTTGCTATGAGCAACAATCAAGAATGGTATGACGACGACGATGACTTCGGCTACGAGGATGACTCAACCGATTTAGTCAAGAAGTTGCGCCGTGCCGCACGCGCTAATGAAAAGCGTGCAAAGGAACTGGAAGCAGAACTACAGACCCTCCGTTCGGAGCAACGTAAGTCAACTGTCAAATCCGTTCTAGAATCCAGAGGAGTTCGCCCCTCAATTGCCAAGTACATCCCAGAGGATGTATCTACTGCAGAAGACATTGATGCTTGGCTAGCAGATAATGCGGAGGACTTTGGAATTGTCGTTCAAAACGACGGGCCAAATAAAGAAATGACACTTGCTCAAATAAGGCAGATAGATGCCGTCACTGCTGACGCACCATCACCTGCAGGATTAGATGACATGATGTTACGACTTAACGAGGCCCAATCTGCCGAGGAAATAGAAAACTTAATCTTCGGTAGTAACTAGTAACTACTAACCAAAAGGAAACCATAACAAATGGTAGATACATATACAGCCCTCTCGGCTGGCGTCTCTGGCACAAATGGTGGACTTGGTGGTGGTGCATATTCCTCAAATAACAACGTAGGTACCTTCACACCGTCTAACGGTGCAGGCCTCGTTCAGAAGGCATATGACCGCCTTGTTGAATTCGCACTACGCTCTCAGCCATTGCTTCGCTCTGTTGCTGACAAGCGTCCAGCGCAGCAAGCAATGCCAGGTTCATCAGTTGTTCTACAAATCTACAAGGATTTGTCACAGGCAACCACCGCTCTATCAGAGCAGGTTGACCCTGATTCAGTAGCATTTGGTACACCAGACCAAGTTACTGTAACCCTAAACGAGTACGGCAATGCCGCACTTGTTACCCGCAAGTTGCAGTTGTTCAGCCTTGCAGATGTTGACCCAGCAATCGCTGACATCATCGCATTCAACATGGCTGACAGCATTGACGAAGTTGCACAGACTGCACTACGTGCAGGCACCAACGTATACTACGGTGGAGCAGCATCCTCAACAGCAACTGTAACCTCAGGCATGGGACTATCCTCTGCTCTAGTTCGCAAGACTGTTGCGAAACTACGTGCAGGTAAGGCAGTACCACGCAAGGGTTCAATGTACTGGGCAGCCGTTCACCCAGAAGTTTCTCATGACCTACGTGCCGAGACAGGCGCAGGCGGTTGGAGAATCCCTCACGAGTATCAAGCAAATGATGCTATTTGGGCTGGAGAAATCGGCGAATACGAAGGTGCATTCTTCATTGAATCACCACGTCTATACAATGCAACAGATGGTGCTTCATCTGCACGTGTCTTCCGTTCATTCTTTGCTGGAAAGCAAGCCTTGGCAGAAGCCGTTGCACAAGAGCCATCAGTTGTCATCGGCCCTGTGACTGACAAGTTGATGCGATTCCGACCAATCGGTTGGTATGGCGTACTCGGCTTCTCAATCTATCGACAGGCTGCATTGTACCGAATCGAAACTGGTTCAAGCATTAACCCAACCTAATCGTTGGTTTAAGTTTGGTGGGGGCTTAGGCCCCCGCCACTCTTAGGTTCACGAAAGGAATCCATGGCTAAAGTATTTATTCCACCTACTGTGTCCGAAGGGCCAATTGGTGGACATCGCCTGTTCTACTTCTACGAGATGGACAGAGGAGAATCCGTCTTGAAGATTGATGGCGTGTACTATCAAATACGAACGCCGTCCCAAGATGAAATAGATTCTGCCACTGAGGTTTACCTTGGTGGTCATGAGTATCCAGTATCAGACGAGGTGGCTGCAGAACTAATTGCTGCAGGATATGAGGTAATTGACGTATGAGTTTACATAGACAAATGGTACACCCTGAGTTTGTGGAAGGATGTTTCGGATGCAAAGTGGGAACACTCCAACTGAATGCAGGGGATGCTGCAGGCAACAAGATGGTTGCCAAGAAGAAGTGGGAGTCGGAACTCAAGGCTTACTCCGATGCACGTGCACAGGGGATTCAGCCAGACGGAACTTCGATGAAGAAGATTCAGGCTGCTGTTAAGGCATCCGAGAATATGGGCAAGGCTTATGATGGTGGTACTGCCGTTGCTTCTGCTCAAAGGTTACAAGACAAGAAGACAGTAAAAGCCCTAAAGGAAACAGGAGTTATCTAATGTGCGCAACATGTGGATGCAACTATAAGAATTACAATCACCGCAATGGTGAGATGATTGCTGACCCAACTGGCAAGCAACCATTCGTAGCAAAGCCTTACAAAGTTCCACCAATGCCTAAAGGTGGAAAGCGTGCCAAGTAAAGACCCCCGCTTAGCCAGAGTTGGCGTAAAGGGTTACAACCAACCAAGACGTACACCTGACCATGCAACAAAGTCACACGTTGTAGTGGCTAAAGAAGGAAATCAAATTAGAGTTATTCGATTTGGTGAACAAGGTGCTAGGACAGCAGGCAAACCAAAGGCTGGTGAGTCTGCTGCAATGAAAAAGAGGCGAGCCTCATTTAAGGCTCGTCATGCTCGTAATATAGCCAGAGGTAGAATGTCAGCAGCCTACTGGGCAGACAAGGTGAAGTGGTGACCGAAGTACCATTTGAGTCAGACTTTCTCAGAAATGAGATGCGTAGTATAACTAACCAAATATTACCATTTGAAGAAAAACTTATGCGTAATGACCCAGTGGTTAGGGATATCATTGTACAGAACCGTAGACGCAAACGAGCCCTGGCTAATGTTACTCGTGCTGAAATAGAGATGATGTTGGGTGGTGGTTCAAATTACTTTACCGTTGAAGAAGCAACTGGTAGACCTGCTCCCACTGACAAGTGGGAAAGACTTACCCTTAAAGACCCACGGATTGCTAAAAAGGTTTTAGCCGAAGAAGCAAAAGACTTAACGAATCGAATTAAAGATTTAAAGTCTAATGATGGGTCAAAGACTGAAATTGAAAAACTACAGAAACAATTAGATGCCAACAAAAAACTTCAAGAGAAGTACAGAATGGAATCTAAAGCAGGACGTAGGCGTGCACCAAGAGGGCCATACACTGGCTTA